GCGAAAGCCATTCTGGTTTATCCTTCGCGCCCTTTCGGAGAGGTGGATGAGTGGTTTAAGTCGCACGCCTGGAAAGCGTGTTTGGGATAATATCCCAACGGGGGTTCGAATCCCCCCTTCTCCGCCAGAAAAACAAACCTAACTAGATAATTACAAATGGTATTTTATTTATAATTGTTTTTCGCAATGCCGTAAAAATGTCATGGAATGACATGGCTTTGGCAGCTTTTCGGCAGCATTTATTTCAACAGCGCCGCTTCCACTGCACGCCTCGCAACTAGACCGGGTAATATCTTACCTCCACCCCGTACCCATTTAGCCAACTCGATCCGAGCGCCCGCAATGTCACCAGCATTGATCTTGCGCCGTAACGTGCTGGATTTCAATCGCGTCAATCCGAGGTTATAGGCGAAATCTGCCAGAGCGGCAAGATTGTCTCCCACTTGCCCAGGGCACATCCTGCTTGCTGCGCCTGAGAATCGAGACGCGTCGGACGACATTCGCGCTTCCGCTTGATCATTCGTCCACTTAGTATCTGGCTTAATATCCGGCCCAGTGCTACCGTAGCCACATGACAGCACCCCAGCCGGGCAATAATAGGCTTTTAGGCTCAATCCCTCGAAGCGCCGGATCAACATCAAGAGCGTTCTCATTACTTTCCTGAGTTCTTACGCAAGCTGCGATCAACAAACCAGAATCCCAGAATCATCGCCAGTATCCCGGCATCCTGAATTGTCCATAGTTTACTAATAAAATCGTCAAGGCTCGTCCAATGCAGGCATACTGCCGCAATCGTTGCTGTTTTATAAGCAGTGAATAACAGCAACCACCAGTACGTTACTACTGGCCGCACGCTAGCACTAAGCGCGTCTACCCATGCCACGCCAGACGGCGCTGACTGGCCTTTAATTGCCTCGATGTACGCCTGTATTTCTCCTGCCTGCACCGACATATCTCCCTGGGCATGAACGAGGTCGATCTGTTGTCCAGCTCGTGCTTTATCGATCTCAAGCTGTAATTGAGTCATTCGATATTCATGGTCTCGGTCATTTTTTTCAGTAAACATTTTGAAAATTTCAGGGACAAAACGCAAAATTCCCCCCAAAATTCCCCCCATGCTTCCACTGAATAATGTCATTATCGTCGTCAACATATTAATTCTCCTATTTATCTATACAACTATTTCGCTTATCTTCGAGTTGTATGTGATTTACAAGCGTTAAAGATAAAGAATCGAACTTCTCTCCCAGCCCTTCAAAACCATGTTTAATCGCTTCTTCAAATTTCTCAAAACGATTATCCAATTCGATTTTTTTATAATGGCCTTCTGCAATCTGTAATCTCAATTCTTGAAGCGATTTAGCATCTTCGTCATGTTTCCTCCAGAGCTCTACCAACTCTTTTTCTTGTGATGCATCTTTATGTTGTAATAAATACCATAGGATAGTAAAAAAACCCGTTACAACAAAAAGCCCAACTGACACCCATTCAGATATACCCATTATTTCTCTTTCACTTCTTTGGCTAAGGCAATACCATTAATTGCTGCAGACTCAACTTGATTAACCGCTCCTGCTACTGTGGCAACAGCAACAATTCCGGCTTGATGCGCTCCTACCCAACCGCCCAGCACTTGGCAACCGGTTATTAAAAATCCAGTTATTAATAACGTAATGATCTTCATGTTAATTACCTTTGATAAAAGTTGATGAACTTAAAATGCGCTGACGGACGCGCCAGCTGTTGCAGTAATCACAATGCGCGATCCAGCTGCGCACCGAATCATTGATGCGTGATAATTTCATTTTCCCGAGTCTGTATAGCCATTTCGCGTGTCTCAGGCGCGTCACCATGCGTTTTGCCGATGATTTACGCAGCAGGCGTTTGTAGGCAAATGTCCGGTAGCCTAGAAAATCAATGCCGTGGGATATGGGAAAGATGCTGGTTTTATGGTTCAGCTTAAGTGCCAGATGGTCAACCAGGAAAGCTTCAATCTTGTATTGCCATTCCAGTAGCTGTTTTTTATCGTGGTGCAGAATAATGAAATCATCCATGTACCGGATGTAGCGATGCGCGCCAAGCTGGTGCTTAGCGTAAATATCTAGTTCGTTCAGATAAAGGTTTGCGCACCACTGGCTGACCAGATTTCCAATCGGCATATCACGGCTGCCGGGATCGTTAACATCGCCAATGGCGAAAATAATCTTCTTGAATAATGCCAGCGTCTTGACGCACTTGATTTTGCGCCTAATGATGTTCATTAGGATATGGTGGTTAATATTGGGAAAAAACTTCGCCACGTCTGCCTTAAAGCAATAAATGTTCTCATTTTCAGCCATCGCGGACTGGATCATACTGTCCAGACGCTTTATACCGACGTGCACGCCCAGGCGTTTTCTGCAGGCATAAGATTCTGCAATGAACAGGCCTTCCCAGATCGGCTCGATAATGTTCATGATGGCGTGATGCACTACGCGGTCCCGAAAGTCTGCGGCATAGATCAGCCGCTCTTTGGGTTCGAAAATGGTAAACACCCGATATGGGCGCGGCTCATACATATCCCATATTAATTCGTTCTGCAGCTGGATCAGGTTTTCTTCCAGCTTGGCGGTGAAGCGCAGCGCGTCAGGCCGGTAGCGCTTGCCTTTGATAGTCTTTTTATAGGCGCGCTCCAAATTTTCAAAAGTGACGATCTTTTCAAACAGATTCCCATGTCGTTTCATAAATCCATTCAGAAAGAACCCATCCTGCACCTGACTTTCGCTTGCGCTACTAGCCCGATACAGGCGGGTTTGGTCTTTATTTTTGCTGGCCGCAAATGCGGCGCAACAAGGGTTGGCATCCGTATTGGCAATAGACTGCACCGAAATCCGTAGATCGTCAGCGTTCTGCTGGTTGCCCATATCGCACGCGCACCGATATTCCAGTTCACGTTGGACGGCGCGTTGTTCACGTTCAAAGCCCCAGGGCACTGCGCGCCGTTGTTGCAATTGCCACCGCGATAGGCGATCTGACGCCATCCCCATCTGCACTGGGCGCATCATGCCTCGCCCCTGCTGGATTTAATCCAGCCGCCTATCATTCTGCCGATTTCTACATTAAGTTTCTGCCAGTGCTCATACTGATTGAATGGCAGAAATCCTAATTCTTTGGCAAGCCTGACCAGCGACTTAAGCATTTCAAATTCAATATCCAAATCCTGCAGCGTGTTTTTCTTGTGATACCGCTTGTTGGCGGTGATCACCAGGCGTAGCGACGTGTACATGCATGATTTCAAATCGGCGACCAGAGTGAAGCGCTCCGCTTTTGGAAAACGGGCTACACACACATAGCCATACCGTATCATTTCTTCCAGTTTTAATTTGATCACCATTTCATTCATACCCGTTCGCTATCGCTCTCTAAACAGACCATAAAAACCAGAAATCAGGGAACCAATACCGCACGCGCACCGATACTCCAGCCCATGTAGGACGGCGCGTCGGTCACGTCCAAAGCCCCAGGGCACTGCGCGCCGATGCTGCAACTGCCACCGCGATAGGTGATGATTTCACCGGTTGAAGTAATCCAGAATCCTTGCCCGTCAAAGCCGCCCGCCCCTGCTGTGGTTGTTGCTGATGGGATGCCGTGCAGTTTTACTGCTGATTCTGTGCGATAACTTGAAATTGATTGGCCTGACGTTACGCCGGTGATTGTTATTCCGGTTGCCGTATAGGCGGCATCTGTATAAACGGGATTTGGGTTAATTGCTTTTCCAGCGGAATATACTGCGCCGTTATAGAGGCGCAGCCCGTCCGTAAATTCAAATCTGTTACCGCAAAAATCAGACACTGGGATTTCCCATGAAGCGGGGCCGCCGCCGGTGATCGATGCGCCATAAGTCGAAGTTTGTGCGCCATCCAGAACACCGATTTCGTTTGCATCGTAGATGCTTTGTGGAATATGGTTAGAGGTGTTGTAGCCATTAGTGTTGCCACGCAAAAACCAGCGATTGATGCGCGTCCAGATCCATAGCTCAAACCAGTGTTGGTCGGTGATTAAGCCGCCCTTACCTGCCCAACCTGTTGCGGTAGTTTTCCCGGCAAAACCGCCGGTGGCAAAACGTGCTGCCAGATAGGTCTTGAAATGCGCGATATTCTGGTTTACACGCGGTGCCACGCCAGGCTGCGAGGTATAGTTTTTGATGGTGACGCCATCCGCGAGCGTGCCCATGGTGGCCTTGGTCGCATCAGGCGATGAGCACAGATATTGGTCAACCCAATAGCCGCCCATGCTGGTTACGTCATAATCGGTATTCAGCACGGCGGCGGGCACGTCCAGCGGATGAAACCAGTCGCCAATGGTGTTGCTGGGCGTGGCGGGTGCAGCCACGTTGGTCAGCGCACGAAAGGCGTTGAAGGGAGGAATCCACTTCATGATGGATTCATAACCGGCCCCGTCGATATAGGTATCCATGCGGGTCTGAAAATTGAATCGGTTATCTAACTGACGTAGGCTCAATACTTTTGACATGGTTTTTCCTTATTCTGGTAAATCAAAAAAAATCGATACATCGATCGCGGCTAAATTCAGCGGCATATACGACGGGGTTTCGGCGGTTTGGTCTGCTACTTGTGGCCATGGGATTGTTGCCTCAAAAATTTGCCAGTACGTTTCGGTATCTGGATTAATTTGAATTGAGCCTTGTCGGTCAAGATATACGCGGACGGTTTTACCTTGGTATGGCGCAAGGTTTAAAACCTGATCAACAGATCGTCCGCCGCTTGGAAGGCGAATAGCTGGGATATTTAAATTGTGCTGATTAACTGTGGCTTTCATAATTTTTCCTATATTGCAGATAATTCAAAATCGGCAGCAAGACGCGGCCTCCCTGTGTTGTATACCGCTACGGTATTGGCAGATTTAACGTAACTGATTTCCCCTGTGTCGCCTTGGCTGATTCCTGTTGGGGTAACTTTTACCAGGTAATTTAAATCGCCTTTATTGTGGGTGATGGTGACGCCGGATACGCCGTTTAAAGTTGTTGCGCCAGAAATAACCACTGTCCCGGTTGAGCCTGCTGTAGAGGTTGGCCAAGCTGTTTTAGTCACCCCTCCAAGCGTGACAGATGGGGTGGTCAGTGAGTTTGCTGTTATGTTGGCGTGGGAGCCATCGGAATTATGTTGGGCATCAACTACAAGAGAGTGCCGATTAATTTCCGTTTCGGCTGTTAATGCATCCGCGATTAATAATGATCTAAGAGCGGATCCTGAAATCGCACTTGCTACTGATTTTAATTGTAAGATTATGCTCATTTTTTATCCTATAACTTGAGTGATAGTTGTGCCGGAGCCAGAGTCGGTTGCTGTTGCTAGTGAATTAGAATGTATTCCGGAATACATTGGGGGTGCTGTGCACCCGCTTGTATTTATTAGTAATGGATTAATTGATATTACCGGTAATCCATTGGTATCTCGTTCTGCCAATGCCACAAAACTTCCGCCGCCACCTGGACCGCCTGGTATATATTCGTTTCTTGGTAGTGTTCCAGAATAAATTGGCGGATTGCCTGACAAGTCGATGTGCCCAGTAGATATATAAATTCCCTTGGCCATAAATAAAAGTCCTGCTCCTGAATTCCCGCCGACCTCGGATGAGATAATCATCTGGTAAGCGTATGTCGGCGATGATCCACCGGGGCTTCCTTGCAAAGCAATAGGTATCCCGCCAAGCGACGTCCATGATCCTGCTGTAGATTGCAATCCGATTGCGGTGATAATTGGTGTGGCCTGAAATAGCGCTTTAGCCCCCAACCCTCTTGAACCTGCAATCGCATAAGGCCCGTTTATAAAAATTCCCGAATCCCCCCCGTTCCCAAAAAATCCGGGGGGAGAGGCGTCGTTGCCTTTGTAAATATTTGCAGAAAATGCCGCTCCTGGTGATCCTCTGCCTTTTCCGTCGATTTTCCCGATGATTGTTATGGTTCCGATTACAAATAACCTTACAGTCCCATTAATTGTGCAAGTCGATCCAGCATTTAATGTGATATTCCCATCAAACCAATAATCGCCTGACAAAAAGTTATAGCCATCCGGAATCACGTGTGGCCCACCTGCTGGCCCCATAGTGGTGATTTTTGTTCCCACTTGATAAGCCGAATTTGCGATTACCGGGGGCGTAAAAGTTGGGGTTTGCGGGGTGGCTACCGTAGCGATACAGGGTGCCGATATAATCCCTGATACCGTTTCTGTGGCTGTTATATTGCTAACCCCATTGGCAACTGCCGTAAGTAATTTATTGGTTGCGCTGCCCGCCGGAATAGTTGCTGCAGCCGTATTGCTCGATGACCAATTAAACATAACGCCATTTATCATATTGCTGGCTATGTCGTAGGCGGTGGCGGTTAATTGTTGCGTTCCGCCTGCTGTTAATAATACAGATGACGGTGAAATAACCACAGAGACAACTGCGCTAGTATTTCCTGATGCTGTGATGGTAATAGTTACGATATTCGACAATTTAGAACCGGATACTGCATATACCGTTCCGGTACCGGCCCCACCTGCTGTAACAAGGCCGCTACTATTAACGTTAATATTTCCGGTTGCCACCCAGCTGATTGCCGGAGTTGGGACTTGTGTTCCTGAAGCATCAAAGGATCTTGATACTAATTGCAATGTCGAGCCTGTTGGGATGCTGGCCGATGCAGGTGATATGGTTATGCTTTCGACTGAACCTACGCCCTGGAACCAGAATGTCGCGTGCTCAGGCTGTGCCAGGCATGTTATTTGCACCTCTCCTGTGGCCGGCATAAGCTGGGTATCTAAAACCTCAAACGCGCGATCCAAAGATTGCCCGGTAAATAGGTCGCGTATTGGCAGCGTAACCCGCACTATATCGCCTATCTCTATCAGGTGATATTTGGGTAATAGTGTTAAATCAATTTGCATTGGCGGGCGGCTATACCGCGATAACACACGCTGAAAGCGCTGGTATAGCTGCGAGGCAAAAATAGAGGTCGGGATTACGCCCTGCGCTTGATATTTAAGTTGCTTTGCTTCGCCCCATTTTTTAATGGACACTGAATCCATAAAAATCGAGCTTCGAATATACTTACCGGAAAGCTTTGGCGTTTCGTCAAAGTCAATCCATACCTGATTAGTCAGGTCGTTATAATTGTAGGTCAGGTCGCCCCACTTCATCACTGCGTTTTGGTCTAGGGTAACTGCCGCGTTTTCTTTAACTGTGTTTGCCAGATCATTGTAAGCGTGAATGCTATAGCGGCCATCCCCACGTACAAAGCCGTAGGACCCTAATATTTTTAGTAATGAATCTTCAATAAATGTTTTTGCTGCCACTCCTTTATTGATGACAAATTCAAATTGAATCCCATCTGATGCTGCCGGGGTGCCTGACAGCCCGGTCAATAACTTTCCGATCTCAAGGATACTGGCCTCATCGATATCGTTAACATTATCCATACCGCACCCCCATCGTGCGGGATATGCGTCCCATGGTCCATTTTGGTTTGCTGTTCCGCTCGATTCAAGGATTTTCAGCGCCATAATGATCGGGTTTTCGTTTAATACGATAATTTCATCCACTGTTGCGCCGTTGTTATGAACCGCAGCAACAGTGCCAAACATTCCGCGATCTGCTCCGCCAATTGTAAATGTGCTGGTTGTTTTTGCTATCCAGCGCATAATCTCATCGTCAATCTTGATAAATCCTGCCGTTCCGTAGGCGACCGATACGTTAGTTAAAAAGTTTCTGGCATCGATGACGCTTGGAGTAATCGCGCCGGTCGTGGTGATATTTGCCGCCAACGTAGTCGAGTAGGGGTTAAATATAGTTTTTTGCATCAAGCGCTGAACGTCAGCTGCCGTAATCCGGTATTCGTTTAGCGAGGTTAGGCGCAGATCATTGATCTGCATGGTGCGGATGCATACTTTATCCGCCCAATCCATACCTTTAAATAGCATGTAAATAGAGATACGTTGGCGTCGCAGCCCCTGCCCTTTCTGGTCGGTGGCTTTGATGATATCGGAAACTAAGTGCTTATAATCAGTGATGGTAATGTCGAGCGAACCGATGGACGATACGCCGTTTATGGGATCGACCGTTTGCGACATAGAGCCGATGGAATCGGCTTTCAGGAACGGAAACCAGCGCTCCGGGTAAGCGAAGCCGGTAATATTATTTACATCGCAAGTGGCGAAATAAATGTTGTTTGCCCCTTCGGTTCCGTTTAATCCGCCATTAAAAAATATTTCGGCAATGTAGATCGGCGACTTAGAAATGGAGTCGTTGATGGTTTTAAAATTGGCGGGAATAATTTGCATCGCTCAGCCCCAGACAAATTCTGGCACGGTTGAGGGAATCTGCACCGACGCTAATACCATCAAATCAAAACTGAATGTCCATAACAGCAATGCACCATCGCGCTTGGCGTCCAGACGCGAATTAGCCACACAGGAAAAATACTCGGTGATGGAATAGTCGTAATCCGGATACCACATTACCGGCGTACCCATCATTAACTCATCATTTAATGCCTGCATCACGGCATATTCATCGGTAATCGATCCCCGGTTCTGATTCACATATTCGATATCGAATTTATACCCCTTGGTGCTGAGAAAATTGGTTATTTCCACTACGCCCGAGGCAGATTTTGATACATTGCGCTGATCTGAGTGATAGGGATCGAGCGTTGCATATCCCCAATACATATTGATGTCCTGCATCTGCCCCGCCGTCAGCAATTCTGCAAATACATCGGGTAAGCTGAAAATATCCATCGCCACCAACGGCGACATCATGGGCGTTATGGTTGAGGTAGTGATGTAGGTTATGCGCCCGCGCATTACGCTACCCCCAGCACTTGGGCCTGACGACTGCGCGGATCGATGATTAGTACATCCGAATTGTTCACCGCATTTTTAATTTGCGGGATGATGGAATTCATCACAAAATCGGTAGAGAGTACGTTCCCGCTATTGTAGATATTGATCGTGGTTTGAGGGGGGGCCTGCTGCGCTTGCTGATTCTGCGCTTGCGGGGATGAACTATTGGATGCCGGAGAAGACGGGTAATTAGGCGTGGCCTGTCCGCCGTTTAGGCTGGAACTGGCCCCGCCATAGCTGCCCCCACCGGCAGATCCGCCGAATGATTGCGACTGAATCGCCGAGACTTGCGCCATACCTGACGCAATGGCAGCAGCCGCAGCAACGGCACCCAAACCGGGGCCAATGATGGGGATACCTGCCATGGCCGAATAGGCTTTGGTAGCGGCACTATAGGTATGAATAATGGCTTCTGTCATCGCGGAAGCTTTGCCAATTGCAAACATGGCATGAGAATGTGAATTCATGAGCCCTTTTGCCATCCCGAAAAATTCTGTAGAGGAATCCAGGGAAACTTGTTTCCAGCGGATTTCGTTTCCTACGGTTTCCCGGTCTGAATCGTCTTTTAGGGTGCGGAGTATTGCATTGTGATTGGATTCCAGCTCAAGTTCTGCCTGGTGAAATGCGGCCAGCTCTGCCAAAGATAAAACATGACTTTTTGCGGCTGCATTTCGGCGGTTTTGCAGATCGAGTACTTCGCGGTCGTAACGCAGTTTTTCACGCCCCCTCGCAGTGGTGGCCGCATCTTCCGCCATGGCATGAATTTTGGCGAAATACTCGTTCTCTTTGTTAAGTTCGGCATTTAGTTTGTTAGCGGCGTCGGTATTACGTTTGGCGTTCTCCGCGTCAACGTATACGGTATAGGCCGCTTCATGCTTCTTACGCGCTTCTGTTCCGGCTGCACCTAATGCAGTTAGTTTGTCTTCGGTATCTTGCCAGCTCTTTTTCCACTTTGTAAACGCATCCTCATGCGACATCAGCGTTGCTTCGTCTGCCTTTTTCGCGGCATCGATGATCGCCTGATTGGCTTTTACGGCAGCTTCTGCAGCGGCGAGTGCCTTGAGCTTTTGTGCGGCCGTATCGTCTTTTTTGGGCGCATCGGCTGCTGCATCTGCTATTTTCTTGGATCCGTTGATTACGCTTTCAGAAAATTTATCAATTTCAATTCGTGCAGCTTCTCCGTCTGCAATCATCATATCGTGCAGCTTGCCAAACCCCTCAAAGTCGGCGTGCGCAAGCGCATTTAATTGGGCTCCCATGCCACCAATGTCATTGCCGATTTCCTTGAAGATGTAGGCTGTATTTGCACCAAGCACAACTAATGTCTTTAATACTTCTCCGACACCTTGCCCGGCAAGGGAAAATGCATCCGCGTTGCTGGATGCATGTAAAATGGCTTCTGATATTCCGTTTAATGTTGGCAGTAGCTCATTGGCAAAAACAAAAGCATTACCCTTTGCCTTTTCATGCATTCGATCAAGATTGTCGTTAAACGCATTAGCGGCGGCCGTGAATTCAGCTGTAACCGGGTTAAGACGCTGCCCCTCTTCGATCATGTCTTTTAATGCTTTTCCTCCTCCGTCCAGCATTGGAATCATATCTAAACCCGCTTTCCCGAACAGCTTGACGGCAAGCGCGGATTTTTCTGCACCATCCGGCATTTGGGCGAATTTATCGGCGATTTGTTCCAGCGCAGGCAGGGGCTCTTTTGCGGTTACACCTAGGATATGCAGCATATTTGCCTGCTCTTTTCCGCCGGCCGCCGCATCAAACAAGTATGTGGAAAGTTTTTTTACACCTGTCGCCACTCCTTCCAGGCTACTGCCATTGAGCTTGGCGGCATGTTCCAGCCCGGCGAGGTTTTCTACCGCAATTCCGGTTTTCTGCGACAGCAGAAAAAGTTCATCTCCTGAATCGATTGCGGATTTGGCGAAAGCAACCATCGAGGCTATACCGGCAGACACGGCCAACGTCTGCATTGACACGAATTTTTGATTAACCTCATCAAAGCCGTTTTTAACAGACTCGAATGCCGCGCGAGTCTCGTCGGTCGCGGTGAGGAGGATGTTATATTTTTGGTCAGCCATGGTTATTTCCAGAAAAAACTTCTACCAGTTGCATCAAGATTCCCGGTTGCTCCGCCCAACCGCCGCTGTGTGGCAAGATTCCCTGTTTGAGGTGCAGGTGTGCCCGCACGACCTGCCCATATTCATCCAGCCACAGCACCGGGCATTGCTCGGTAACCAGCCCGTCTACCCATTCCGCGCGTTGCTGGCATGCGCCCGGCTTTTGCATCTTGCGCGGGCAGTTTCCGCAGTTCTTTACGCCCCAGGCACGGGCTGCGGCTGCGACTTTTTTAAGTCACCTTCCTTCGCAAAAGCGTTGTCAGTGACCAGCTTGCCGATTTTGATGTAAGAGGAAACCGTATCGTCATCAGACAGGTCTGCGCTATCGCACAAATCCGCCGAATTGAATTCGGCGCCCGCAATGGATACTTTTTCGATTAAATTTCTTAGACACCAGTTGGTCTGTTCGACGCGCGCGGCTACACCTGACGCCATCGATAGATCAGCCAGACGCGCCTGCTGCGAGGTGCTGGATGGGCGCACAGATAACTTGATTTCGCCATCGTTAAGTTCGATGCGTTCGTCTTGCAAATATTTTTTTAATAATTTCATTTTATGCCCTTGCCGATATCCTCACCCTGGCCAACTCCCACCTGCGGGAGAGGGTTGGGGTGAGATTAGTTGAATAGGTAGTTGTATTGGTCGTCGCCTGTGGACTCATATAATCCATAAGCGATTTCCAAAGTGGGGCGTTCGCCGCGTGCGGTATTCGCTACGCTATCGCGACGCGCGACCGGGGCGGTCAGCACCAGCCTGCTGCCTACCGTACTGCCAAAGGTAGCGCTCAGCGCAGCATTGATTCCGGCGGTCAGCGCGGCCCATTCGGTAGCGGTGCTGATGCTGTCTTTACCGAACTTTACTTTCGGGTTGCGGCCCTTGAAAACAAATTCATCACCGCCCGTGGTGAGGTGATGCTGGATCTCGCCCGCATCGTCCAGCGAGAATGCGCCCACCTTGATGGCGGTACCGTCGTTGATGATGTCAGTAGAAGACATGACGATGGGCGCCGCAGATTGATACACGGCGCCAGTCGGGCAGGAAACGACGGTAGGGGCAATGAAGTCTGCCTGGAAGGTGAATTTCCATGTGCCTGCTTCTCCGATCTTGGCATCAAAGCTGTGTTTTCCTACCGCGCCGATCAGCTTCCATAACAGGCCATCGTCATACCAGTAAAGCGTTAAACTTTTATGATTAGAGATGGTGCTCAGGGGGGCATACGCTGCCGATACACCCGCCGAGATCGTCTCCAGGATGCCGCAGCCCTTCAGCAGCGTGCCGACTTCGGGTGCTGTTCCGGCAGCACCTGAAGATTTATTTTCAATTTCGAGATCGAGCTGTAGGGTCTGGTTGCCGATCAGGTGTGGTAATTCACCCATGGTTTGCTTGACGACGGTACGCTTCTTGATATCCGTGGTTACCACCAGCTTGCCCGTTTTAATTCGGATGGCATTGGTGCCGACCACGGGGACGGCATCGGTATTTTTAGTTGTTTCGACTTTGGCTAATAGTAGCCTGTCATAAATAGTGGGCATGGCTTACTCCTGTGGGACGGCGCGTGGGTTGATGGATTCGGTCGGTGCGACTTCGGGTGCGGCTGTTGTTCGGGAAGGTGCTTCACCCATATTTAATGCAGGCGTCTGCACGGTTTCGGGTGCGGCATCCGGGTTGATAATGGTTTCCATGTGCTCTCCTTTACAGCGCCACGTCGGGCGCGTTGCTCATCGTGAATGCGGTAATTAACCAGGTCATAGTTCCCTGCCCGGTCGCTATTTCGGTGTTATAGCCGACACCGACCGGCATGCCTTTTATGCGGCATGGCAGCTTGGCTAGCCCGCCTAAGCGCGGATTGGCCGCAATCGCCAGCTCGACTTCCTTGCGGATCTGGTTGAGCGTGGCGATCAAGCCAGAATTGGATTTTGCCAGCGCTTCGCAGGTCAGCATTAAATCTCTGCGCTGTAAAAACGGCGAGGCCGTATCGGTTGATTGGGTATCCATGCCGTCGCTGACTTGATCGTCCTTGATATAGACCCGCAGGGCTGGTAGATCGGCTTCGGAAAGCGGATGGCTTTCGTCCTGGAACACGCGCGCGCCGGTGGTGGCGAGGCCTGCCACTTGGGACGCGAATGCCAACCCGACCTGGTCGTTAATGAAAAGTCCCATTACGCTTTCTCCAACAACAAAACGGTGACTCCGGGATCGGAAATATCAGGCGTTTCGCGCACCTTGTAATTGATCGCGCCGATCACCACAGCTGTTCCGCGCACCGCCGCAGTCACCTGCGACGGGATGCAGCTCAGTTCGATGGCAAGACCGCCCACACTAAAATCATTGGCTGCTGTGTCGATCAGCAGTGCGTCGACCATCATGCCCCCGACATTCGCCCGAACATAGCCCGGGGTCATATCGTTGATAAACATACTGCTATCCTCGACAAAAGCCATGATTTAAACTACCGCTGACGGATCAGTGGCAGGGGTTGCAGCGGCCGCTTTTTGGCTTGCGTCATATTGCTTTTTGGCGATCTTGGCGGCATCGGCATCTTGTGTGCCACGGCCTGCACCAATAATCGATGCGATTTCATTGACGTCACCGGTGATAGTCTGTCCGGGCAAATAAACTTGGCCATCGTGCATAACAGGTTCGGTTGCAAATACTTGGGGCATGTGAGTCTCCTTATTAAATTTAAAAGATAGGCGGTTTGCCGCCCATCTTGGTTAACTACGATTAGGCGGTCAGAGCGTCGGTCATCACCGCAAAACACGCCGGGTTACGCACCGCTGCATCAATAAATTGATTGGCAGTAAGTTTTATTTGGCCACTGTCTGCCATGCTGTAGGGGTCAACGACAACATCCAGACCGCCAAACAGTGCCAGAATAAAGTTTGACCAATCAGAAGAAAACGCCAACGTGCTGCAAATACCCGAGGCTGTACCTTTAGTGCCGTTGGATGGCAGGTTGTTGGTTACGGCGGCACGGTAGCCGTTTAATGGCTGGTTCGCCTGAGTCACATCCCACAGGTACGGCAAATAGGTAGATTTTTGGGTTTGCTTCATCCAGCCACGGGCTTTGGTGTTGACAATATATCCTGCCAGTTGGTCGGGTTCCGCGTTGACGTTAGCACAAGCCGATTCCAGCCCAACCAAATGCGGCCAAGCGATTTGCGCGCCATTAGTGCCGCCTACGACTGCGCCAATACCGGATTGGTTAATCAGTCCACGCGGTGCCGGTGCGGTGCCGCTACCATTGATGCCTAAATTGTCGATCATCACGGCAATGCCCGCTGCCAGGTCATCACGCAACATCGATTCCACATCCAAACTAGACTGTAACAAAGCCTGTTTGGTATAAGGGATGGATGCGCCCACGCGGTGCGGTGACAATACGATTTGCGTGGTGTTCGGGTTGGTCGCGACAAATTGCGCTGCTTCCGTCACATTTGAAATCGTGGAGGCAGTGGTTTTGCGCGGAATAGCGATATTGGCGGTTAACCCGCCAAGAACACGTATACCCATTTTATTCAGCACCAGGGCATTACGCAGTACGTCGACAAATTCTCCACCCAGCACAGAGGTTTGCACCAGATTGCCCGCATTGGTAGTTGTGCCCACATCAAATGCACGTTTTTCGCTCATTTGCTGGAACGCTTCCACGGGGACAAAAAATCCTTCAGCAGTCATGCCGGTGCGCTTGGCTACGGCATCCGAGGCTGCACGTTCAAGACCGGCTTTACTCCAGTCTTTATTCACGGCGGCGGAAATTGCACGTTGCAGTGAGTAACGCTGTATTTCGTTATCGTTGAGGCCGATTTCCAGATCACGCGCATCGGAATGGCGCGTTGCCATTTTATCCATAATAGCGTTCTGGAATTCCTGTGCAGATTTTCCGCTACGAATAAATTCACCGGCCATTTCGCGCGAACCGTATTTTGCATAATTGTCGGCCAGCGTCATAATTTCAGCTGTGCGTTTTTGTTCGGCTTGCGCACCTTCAGTGCGTGCTTGATCTTTAATTTCTTGATGCATGATGATCCTTTCGGGTTGGGTGGGTATAACAGGAGGGGATTTCAATGCAGGGTGATCTCTGCGTTCAAACACGGTTTCAATTTCGTCGGCGCCAGCCGCACGACCTACTCCCACAGTCGTGTCTGCCGGAATAGCAACCAAGCTGATTTCCAGAGGAATCCACGACATGATTCTGCAAATTGTGTCTTCATCACCACTATCATCGACGGTGGTGACTTCGACTACTTTTTTAATCAGATAGCCGACGCTGCAATTAGTGATAATTCCGTCTTGTACGTCTTGGAATTTTTCTTCACCTTCCTGCGAGCGGCTAAATTTAACTGTGGCACGACCGATACGGTCTGGATCAATTCGTGCTGTGCCTGGTACGACTACTCCGATCTGTTCATCAGAATCGTGATTGTCGAGCAATGCGCCGCCACTATTGAGCCGCGTTAGATCACAGGATTCAGGACTATGATCCAGTACTTCAATACCGAACCAGCGAAGTACGGGAGCCTCCGATGAAAAAGAGATTTCGATGGTACGCTCTTCAGCTTTTGTGCTGGCACGGTCGAAAGTCATGCTTCGATATTGAATTCCAGTTTTAATAATTTCTTTTTCCATGGTCTAAATCATCCTTAGTTAGCAGATACGTTTTTATCTTGCGCAATTTCATGCGCTACCGGCTGCGGCGTTCCGGGCTGCTGCGGAGAAGCTAAATTTAGCTTCATGCGCTGCATTTCTTCCTGTTCGTTCGCCAGCTCCTGCCATACCACTTCACGATCCAGCCCCATTTCGGCACAGATGCGCGTACGGCTTTTCAGGCCGTTGTTAATCGCCAGTACCGAAGCTTCCAGATCGCCTTTCGGATCCACCCACGACCAGCGGCGGCCCTGCCATTCGTGGGCGGAAAATTTGTCGTATTTGGTCGCGGGTAACGGAAATCCGGCGGGGCCGGTAATGGCATTCATGCCTAATGACATCAATAGCCAATCCTCATAGTTGGGAATTAAAAATGCGCTAATCAGCCAGTCTTGCAATTCCATCCAAAATTCACGTTCTTCCAGCACCCCGGAACGGATACTGGAATAGTTAACTCCTTCCAGATCATTCGCCAGGCCGTTGTATGCCACGCCAATCGCAGAGGCCACCGCGCGCAAGGCCGACTTGATAAATACGGGATAAACCTCATTTGGATATTTGCTGTCAAATGCCTTGAAATCGTAGCCTTCCGGTAACGTATCAAAGGTGCCGGGCACGCTGATTTCAATGGCTGCATCCGCTGATCCGGAAGCGGTAGTATCGGGCGGCAATCCATTCGGGCTGGTAAAAAACCCAAGTGAATCTGCGCCTTTTCTGGCAGCGATCAGCGCGGATTGATCCAGTTCGCCAATGTGATATAGACGTTCAATCGCTGCATGCATCCACGGCACCCCGCGCCGTTGTTCAGGTCGTAGTGGTATGAAAAAATGAAATATATCTTCAGCCGGAATACGTTCTTCGGTGGGTGCTGAAGTTTGCATAAACGCATCGTATGGATGCGCTTGCCGAACCCAGTAGGCTACCGGCTTGCCCATCGGGTCGATCTCAACCCCCATACGCACCACATTGCCATTGGCCAGCCTGCGCTGGTTATGCACCATCAGCCGGTCGATGTCTAAAACTTGTAGCGCATAGCCGAATTTATTGACTTTTTTGCCGCGCACACGGCGAATTAACACTTCACCATCCTGTGCCACGGTGCGCATCACCAGCCGGCAGAGTTCGGCAAATGAAAGTTGCCCGGTCACATCACACGTGCCGCGCTTCGACCATTCAATAAATGATTTTTGAATGGATTTATTGTCTATTAAATCCGGCTGGCCTTTGTTATCCAGTGCCCGTGCCTGCACGGTAAACCCCTGACCCACTACGTTGCTGGCCACCATGCGTAAAAACTTTTGCCCGTAGGGGTTGTTTTGCGTAAGTACACGGCTACGCGCACGCAGCGTGTTCAGCGAGGTGATGAGATCGCTATCGAGGCTGGTATTAAAAGCATTGAAATTTCCGGTCAGCCGCGAAGGTAAACCCGCGCTGAAGCTGCGCTGTTGGGTAGCGCGAAATTGCGCGGTACGTTGGGCTATGTTGCGCTCATTCTCGCGCTGTGTGTTCCAGTTTTTGAGGATCACACTACCGGGTTGTTGTACGCGCTGCGCGTTGTACCATTGCGGGGTCTGGGTCATATCAGAATCTCATGTACACTTTGTTACCGCTGGGTAACCCGGCGGCAATATTGAGGGCGCGTTGCTCGCGGGCGACTTCACGCCGCCAGTAGTCCAATTCACTAATCCATTCGGCGCGTGTGGCAAATTTCATCAGGCGATTAGCTACGCGATACTCTGCCACAAATGCACGATTCGCTGAGGCGCTGACCCAGGCCGCTTCGAGATTATCCAGAATTTGTTTTGAAATGCTGCGTGTATCCAGACCGGTGTTTTGATTAGCCCAGTTGGGCTTGATTTCTATGCTACCCATAGCGACGGTAAATCGTTCTCCCGCGCTATCGGTCAGGTAGGATTGCCAGTCGTATTTTCCGGGAACATAAGCCGCACTGGTTGCGGCGGGGACGTTGATCAAAAAATCATTGATATTGGCCGTCGCTACAATATCAATATGTCCGTTTGAATTAATGAGACGGTAATGTAATGTCCAGCCCGCACTGGCCTGACAGTCAGCCAGCTCGCGCTGTGTGTTCCAGTTTTTGAGGATCACACTACCGGGTTGTTGTACGCGCTGCGCGTTGTACCATTGCGGGGTCTGGGTCATATCAGAATCTCATGTACACTTTGTTACCGCTGGGTAACCC